CGAGTTCAGGCCGGTGGCCACCTCGGTGACAATTCCAGACAACATGCCCTCTTCAAATATTACTTCTCTTATACACTCCTTTATTAAAGGTCGGAGCATTTTTTTTAACTCATTCTTGTTCATTAATCATCTCTCAAGATATTATTCAAAAGCCTGTTAATTCTATCGGCCTTCACAAAGATTTCTGATTCGTTATATTGTTTGCTTTCTTGAAGCATGAAAGCGTCATTAGTAGAAGGCTCAGATACCATATCAAAACAAATTAATTGAAAATCATCTTCTACAATCGTGTCACCCTTTTCCTCTTTAACAGAACCTAAACCTCTTGAAGAGATGCCTAACTTGACACCAGCTTCAACCAATTCTTGTAAGATCTTGCCAGACGGAGTACCTAATACCTTAATTTTACCCATAACAGCAGGGCCGTCCCACCACACCTCTGTGACCAAGTGTGAGCAATTTCTAAGATTTATTACAGAATCATCCGGATGGTCTAATTCTCCTAAAGCGCGACTTTCGTCTATCAACTTTTGATAGTTTTCCATTTCGCGCTCTAGTATTTTTTTAGGATAGACGCGGCCGTTGCCATTTCTAGCCTCTGCTTCTTGAAGCTTACCAGATAAAATAACGCCCCCTGAAGCCACAAATTTCTTTTCGGCTTCTGTTAAGACATCAGGGCATGTGCCTCCATCGCACAATTCATAAAATTCTCTTAATAGTTTTTTACTCATATCATTTCCTTAATTCGGGCGCTACCCGCGCGAGTTAAGAGCCCTTACAACAATGTCTAACGGGCTGTAGCATCCATTTTGCTGTCCAGATGTTAGTGTTCATTTGTAGTACTCCTGTTGTGTTCTATTTTAAACCCACAATCTCCAAAAATCATGTTTAATATATAAGAGGTGCCCGATGAGAGGCAGCCTAATAAAAACAAGTTTACAATCGTGTAGTCGTAAGTAAATAGTTCTGTGTATTTGTTTATTCCCCACAAAAATACACCAACCCAAAAGCCCACACACATGGGACATTTAAAAAGTTCGCCTATCTTGCCGTTTTTTGGACGTAAAGAGTCAAAAATTGTTCCGTACACAAGTATTTGAGTAAGCCCGTAAGCACATAATATAAAAATTAATAATTCCGTGAAAGCATGCATACAAGTTCCTACGTTCGCCACATGTCATATAGACCAAATGGTCCGCGGATCCATCCTGGCCGGATGGAACCCTTACTTTCTTCGTGTGGGACCTCGCCCAACTCAGTAGAATCCTCATCATCCGGCTCTAATAGCCTATCTTCTTCCCTCTCAAGGTAGGCGCGCTGGGCCTGGAAGTAGGGGCGTTCTTGGTCCATCCATTTTGAAATTTGGAAGATTGTCAACTGAATTGGGTTAGTATCTTCACTTGTAGAGCCAAGAATGATACCCTCCATGGAACCATAGATGTTGCCACCCTTTACACTGTCGTGTTGAACCAGCCCCTTCTTAACCAAGTGGCGAAAAAGATGATTTTGTGTGTCGTAAACTTCCGACAACTCAATCCCATATCCACCAATTAAAACTATCTTTTGTTTGTTACGTATAATGACTTTGTCAATATCCGGATGGTCATATATCAGAACAGAACCATCAACAGCCTTTCGCATATCAAGCTTGACTGTGGCTTGTGGGGCGCCAGGAACGATTTGCTTTTGCTCTTCGTCAGACTGTGGGTCAGTGACTGAAACTTTAATACTCATTATTCTTCTATCTCACTCACTAATTGCTGTATTTCTAGTATTTTTTGAATATCGTTACGAGATAATTCTCGCTCTTTAAAAGATTCCATCATGGCTATGACTTTCTTTGTTGACTCAAGCATGTGCGCATCGGCTTGAATTTCACTAGTTCTAAGAAAGTCGTGTAGGCAAGATTTTAGCCTAGAAACCTCCTCGTTTAAATGCGCCTTGAACTCAGTGGTGTTATCGGCGAAGGAAAAAACATACTTGCTCAATAGCTGCCTCTGCTCATCCAAAAGAGAGGCGCCATATTTATTGTTAAACTTTTCGGTAAACTTACTAAACACAAGATTGTCAATTTGGATGATCTCTTCCTCAGTTTCTGGCTTATATTTAGCAGTCAATTTTTGCATCAATTCTTTTTCGAGCAAAACTCTATTTTTAGTGCTAATGTCACTATTGAATATTTGAGAAATGGTGGCTAACGACTTATATCCGGGAACGAAATTTAAGTAAATGTTTTTTGACAACCTTTTGTTGATCAGGTTAATTAATTTTGTCTGCTCGTTAAAAAGCTGTTTTTCATCAATAAGCTTGCTACGATCTTTTTTTACTTCATAAATTAACTTTTCTGCCGTATAAGGATCTAATTCGTTTGTTTCGTTTAAAGTTTTATAAAAGTTTAAATCCTTGCACATATTGGTGCTTGGCGCAAAATACCCAGTAATTACATTAACTATGTTGTTTTTTCTTTCCATGTTTTGAGCCACAATTGCTTTGGTTAGCTCAACTATTAAAGACTCATATAAGAATGCGGTATTTCTTTTCTTGTTATGCCTTATTTTTTTCATCTTTACTCTCCAGTTCAGTAATTAGTTTCTTCATCTCATAACTAACTTCAAACAGCTTTTTTTCTTCAGCGTCAACCATTGTTTCTTGTGATTCAGTTGCAACAATGCCGTGTCCATATGACTCAAGACCGCCCGGGCCGGCGTATCCTGGCAGTCTGCCGCGATCAGATGACATACGGCCGACATCGCTCATGCCCATTTGAGATAATAAATTCCGGCGGCGCGCTCCGGCTTGTTTCCCCGGGCCGACGTGCTCAGAAGGATTATACCAGTGGCCCTTTGAGCCTTGAGTAAGGTGGGAGCCATCAGATCTGACCCGAATTGTAACTTCATCATCGCGTTTACCCGGTTCGGCTAGCAACATACCCTCTTCTCCCTCAGGCGGGATATCTCCCTCAGGCGGAAGCTCCTCTGCCCCTTCCTCTGGAGGGGGTTCTTCGCCCGGAGGAGGAGCAAGGCCTTCTTCTTGAGCAATTTCCATAGCATCGGCCTCAGCCTCAACAGAACCAGCAGAGACAATGGCCTCCGCCTCAACTTCAAGCATTGCTTCGAATTTCTTATCATAAAACATCTCTCTCTCGTTTCTGATGAATTCCTCGTCGCCCATGGCAAACAGATTCTCTGCAATCCAGCGTCGACTGAAAAAGCCCTGCGTTGCCGAAGCAGCAGTATCGAAGCGCATCTTCCAGTGCTCCAGTTCTTGTAGTTCAGCCATTTTAGATGGGTTATTTAAGGTCATTTTGAATGATAAAAGATCATCTCCGCGATATCCCAAAGTGTATAGATGGATTATTCCCATCTTTTCCAACTCCGCAATTACGACTCTTTGAAGCCGCTGGACCGTCCTAGCAAACCTTACATCTTTTTGTGCTAATGTTGTCTTATCCTCTCCGCTATCTTCAGAAGTGGAGAGGTAGGATGGTGGAATTTTTAATGCGGCGAAAAGCTTATCTCTTAGATATTTAACGTCGTCGATATCACCCGTGTATGAGCCGCCGGCTAAAGATTCAATTCTTGAAGAGACGTTACCGCGTACGGGAACAAAATAGTCCTCTTCGACACTCATGGGATTATAGCGTAGATCTACGCGGCCAGTATCAGGATCCATGACTTGGTTTCGCTTCATCTGTGTCATAACTTTTTGCATATATTGCTCAACATCTTCTGGGGGGATGGCTCCGACGTCAATGTAGAACACTCGGCGCTCTGGTGAGCGTACAATTCTATATGCCATTACGGCATCTTCTAGCATCGTCAACTGACGCCAGATTCTTCGCGAGGGCTCAAGTATTGAGGTGCCGTATGGTGCGTATTTGTCGTTGCCCAAGATTCTAAAGTGTGCAATTTGCCAATTTTCAAAAGTTATTCCGCCTGAGTTCCACTGAAACTGTACGTAGTTTGGATTCGATTCATCCTCACCCTCTAATCTCTCGACCTCGTTCGTTGGCAACCCAATTGCGGCCTTAATTCCCTCAGATTCATCGAGGTCAAGGTATACGAAAAAGTCACCATATTTACACATCGTGCGGCACCAGCCAAACAAGTTGTGCTCAAGGTTAAGGATATTTGTGTAAAGATTGTGGAGCAAGACTCTCAATTCTTCATTGGGGCATGTTATGCTCAACATCGGACTTAAAGGAGTCGATGTTGTCATCTCGTCTGCATATATATCCATCGCGGACGCAATCTCTGGTGAATATTCCATTTGATCAAAATCGGCATACCGATGGGCGCGATTTGTATTTTGCATCAAATCCGCTTCTAGAGCGGCAAACGGGTTATGTTCTGACTTTTTAAACCTTTTGCCACTAGCTGACTTAAACTTAAACCTGTCGAGGTGACGGCGCCGGTACCTGCGGATGTTCTGCTGTCTATAGTTTACAACAGGTCCAGAAAAGAATCTTGTAAGCCTCTTAAAAAGCTCGGATTGCTCCTCTCTTGGATTATTGTTTCTACTAATTTTTATTCTTGGAGATCTTTTTGCCATCTATCTATTATCCCTTGTAAAGCCATTTGTACATTTCATACTCTTTTGTTGCTTTCTTAAACCTGTCCATATCTTCTGTGCTCTTGTACCCTTGCATACCCTTTACTGTTGTGTTGAGTGAGGTGTTTGTAAGGATCATTGAATTAATCATAACCTTTTTGTATTCTACCTCTCTTTTGTTAACTTGTAAAGCCGTATCGCGGATCCAGCAGCCAATTGCCAATGCCAATATTAGATCATCGTTATAACCGCGCATTGCTTGCGGCTTACCATTATACCAAATAAAAGTTGCAAGCTCCTTGTGTACACGTCGAGAATATAAGGTAATTAGTTTATTTCTTATGAATTCTTCAAGCTTAGCAATAATAATAGGTCTTGTTTTTGTTGATGTGGTGAAGCCTGGGACGCTATTTGTTAAAGTTTCGGCCTGGTACTGCTCTACAAACTCATGGGTACCCTTGATAGAATAATACAAATTTGGATATTCAAGTTCAATCAACTTTTCTAGGATTGATATGCCAATGCCGACATTCTCAACAACCAACAAGCAATTGCCATATTCGGCGCCGGCCTGATGGAGCATTTTAGAATACATGTCCAAGCTTGGCTTACCCTGATACTCTGCGACTACCTCCATTGTTTCCAATTTTATAATGTGGAACGTCGAATTATCCGTTCCGTCGCCCCGGGCAACGTCAGCCACCAGCAAATAAGAAAACTCAGGAGAGTATTTTTCCCATATCCAAAAATTTCGGTCAAAGCCAGTTCTATATTCGGGCTCTTTTAAAGAAGTCATGACCCATGCTATGTCATCCGGGTGTATTACAGTCTCTCCAGAAGTGTTGAAATTACATTCTAACTCTTGCGCAATTTCTCTTCTTGACATGTTTTTCGTTTCTTTAGCATACCATTCCTGATCTCTATCGGGGTGCACATCCCACGGCAAGACTGTTGGTTTAAATTGATTTTCCCCAAGATCAGCCTCTTGGTATATTTTATGAAACCAGTTACCAACACCATTTGGTGTTGATAGGGCGACACAACGGCCGCCGGTGGACAGAGTAGGGTAAAGGCCGGCCCACAACTCTTCAAGGCCTTCAACGTGTGCCGCCTCGTCAATCACCAATAGCGAAAGAGCCTCCGAACGGCCGGCATCACCAGAAGTTGAGGAGGCTTTAATCTGAGAACCGTTGCTAAGCTCGAAAGATGTTCTATTGTCTATAGAAATATCAGCGATTTGCAACCACTCAGGAAGTCTTTTAAGAGTTGTTTTGACCTTTTTGACTAAGTTAGAAGCTGTTGAAAACTTTGTTGCAACTACTAAAACATTTTTATCGCGATGAAACAAAATCATCCATGCAATATATCCAGCTACAATCGTAGAGATGCCAAGCTGTCTAGCCTTCAGAATAACATTAAATCGGTGGCTTTGAAAGTCTTTAAGTAACTCACCCTGAAACTCGTACGTTCTAAAAGGTATTTGTCCCTTTGTGGGGTGTGATATTCTGGCATAATTGTTCAAAAAATACTGTGAATCTTTACCACATAAGAGAATTTCTTTTAGTATTTGTTTTTTTGAAAGTTGATATGCCATGAACCATCCATTTATTCGCCTTTACGTTCGTGCAAATCGGAAATAACCGATGCGCGCAATTGTTTAAGTTCCTTGATAGCATCCATGGCGCTCTTTCTAACGCGGCGGCCGGCCG